CGTGCAGTCGCGAATCGACCCCGAGGCCACAGGCCGCGTTTTTGACCGCGATGGCGAAAGCCCCGAGGCCCGCCTGCCGCGCCTCGACCTTCATGGCCTCGGTGGCATCGCTGTGCAGTTCGGGCGTCCATGGTCTCATCTCTGCCCGATCGGTCCCGACCTGCACGCCCGTCGTGGTCGTGGCCCGCTCGGCGTCCTGAAAGCGCAGCTCGCGGGCAATCTCCGGCTTGAGGGCGTCGAGCTGCGCCGTGATGGCATCGACGCGCTTGCCCTCGTCCTCGGTCAGTTTGCGGTTGCCCTCGGCTGCGGCTGTGTCGAGCAGGCCCTTGGCTTCCGCCTTCAGGTCGTGCTCTTCCTGCCGCAAGATGTGAATACGTGCCGGCATTGCTGCCCTCCTCGAATGGCCTGAAACGACGAAAGGCGCGCCCCACGCCGGCCCGCCCACATGTGGGACAAGCCGATCGGTGGAAGCGCGCCTTCGACGGAAGCCGCGAATCCTCAGAGGGAAGTATTAGTCGTGTTCGTCAGTCTGTCGATTTTTGGCGACAAAAATAGACCGCATCGCCTGACGGACAGCTTCAGGCAGAGACACACCCTCCCGAGCCGCCGCCGCGTACGCGGAATCATAGAGGCTATTTTCGACGCGAACGTGGATGTTGGTGGACGGCTCCACGGGGGAGATCGCCGGGCGCCCTCGACGCGGTTTCTCTGGCATGGTTAGGTGAGGCCCAGGCGACGACGACGGTAATCCTCACCGGTCGTATCCGCCACGGCCATGATTGGCTCGGCCGCCACCTCCGCACGAAGCTCGCGGTCAGCCTTCCGGCCCGTCAATCGGCCCACCGTCTCCTCGAATGTGCCGATGGAGTCGATTAGCCCAGCCTTGAGCGCATCCTTCGCCGTCAGGGCCCGGCCCTCGCCGTAGCCTTCGCGCACGTCCCGCGGCGCCACCTTGCGCCCACGCGCCACGTCTCGGACAAACCAGCCGTACGCCTCGTCGACGCGCGCCTGCAGGACGGCCTTCGCCTCGTCGCTCAACGGCTCGAACGGATTCCCTTCAAGCTTGTACTTGCCGGCGGAAATCAGCGTCACGTCGATACCCTCCTTTTCGAGGGCTTGGCTGAGGTCCGTGTGGGCCGTGAACACCCCAATTGATCCGGCGACGCCGCTCGGGATGCTCACGATCTCGTCGGCCTGACTTGCCAGCCAGTAGCCTGCGCTCGACGCCTGATCGTTCACCATCGCGATCTGTTTCTTGACTCCGCGCAACGCGAACATCCTCGCCGCGAGCTCCTGAATGCCGGGCACTGTTCCGCCGGGCGTATGATAGTCATACAGAATCGTCCCGATGCTCGGGTCGGCCGCGACCGTGCTCACCATCTGGCCGATACGCTCAGCCGACGTGCCGCCGCTCGATTCGTCCATCGCGTTCATCCGATGAGCGAGCACGCCGTGAATCGGAATCAGCGCCACCCCGCCCGTTTTCGAGAGCTTGGGCGACTCCCCGCCGCCATCGCCAATCCGCGCGCGGATCTCCTCGGGCGTGAACTCATGGCCGGCGGCGCGAAACGCCAGAACGGACAGCAGCTCGGCCAGTTTCGACGGCGTGATCGCCCAGAGCGTTTCAGCGACGTAGCGCGCAAGGTACGTGTACTTCATGACGGTTCCTTCGGCACACCGATTTTGACATCGATCTTCCCAGTTGAGGGATTAAAGCTGAGCGAGTAGACGCGCTTGCAGGCTTGACAAGTCTCCGGCTCACCGGCGATCACGATTTCAACGCCAGCCCCGCAATTGCAGGTCAGGATGCCGTGGACGGGAATCCACACTGCCCGAATTGTGCAGGGCATCCCCACAATCGGCACGGCGGCCGGAAACGGGATCGCCTGTTTGCCGTTGTCACTCATGCAGCTTCTGTCCTTTCGAGCGCCAGCCCCGCCAGTCCTTCGGCGTAATCGGCCGTCTTCCACGTTTCCAGCGCCGCCAGCCAGCCAAGATTGACCACCTGGTGCGCCTGTTCCGCACAGTACGCTTCGGCGTGCTCATGCGAGAGATGCAGTGATTCCTCGACGAGCGACACGTGCTTGACGTAGAACGCCGTCACCGCCGCTACAAAGGCGTCTTCATCACCCGCATGGCGAACGGCCATTTTCTGCACGGCGGCAACTTCCTTTCGCAAGAGTCGCGCGGCCGTCTCCACCGCAATCGCCCGCGCCTGATCGCGGTCCTCATCGTCCTCGGGCGGCGTCCGCGCGCCAGGCTCAGCCGCTCTCGACTTACCCGTGATGTTCTGTTGCTCAAGCAATTCGTCGTACTCCGGCTTGTCGAGCCGGTTCCTATTTTCGATCTTCCGTGCTTCGTTCCGCGTCAGGAACGGCCCACCAGCCGCCTTCACTAAGCCATCGATGCGCTCCGAAAACTTCCCACGCACGAAGGCCTCTCGTTTGAACTCCGCGAAGAACCGCGCCGGATTCAAGATCAACTGATGATTGATTGCAAACTCCCAGAGCGACAGCCAGCTACCCATAGTGTACGTGATCAGGTTTTGGTCGAACTGCTCCGCGTTCCCAAAACTCGGGTCACTATTCTCCAGCATCATCCGCGGGACGCCCAACCAGCGGGCCATATCGTCAATCGAGAACTTCCGCGAGAGGAGCATCTGCGCGTCCTCGGGCGTCAACTTCGATTCGATCCACTTCGACCCCTGCTCCAGCACTTTTGGCAGATGCCACTCGCCCGCCGCCGTCACGAATGACCGCGCCATCCGGCGCGAGGCTTCGTCATCGAGTGTGGCCGGCACCTCGATCACGCCAGAGTTGAGCGTGCCGCGGCTGTAAGTCCGCGCTGCGTAACTCTCGGTCGCGAGCGCAGTACCAATGCTAGTCCGCGCCGCCGCCAGAATGCCCTTCCCCGCGATCCCATCCGACGATGCACCCATGAGGTGAAAAATCTCGCCGTCGTTGTACTCCGTCGTGATCCCGGTTTTCGGATCGCGCACGTCATACAACCGCCGGCCGCGACGAAGCCCGGACGTGATGAGCTTCGGCGTGACCGTCGTCGGGTCGGCAATCGGCTCGAGCTGGTCAATCGGTCCCCGAGGCCCCGGCAACGTCCAGTGGTAGGAATTCCCATGGTCGATCAGGTGGTACATCGCCTGCCGGCGCCACTGAAAGGAATCCTGCCGCGGGTTCGGCTTGTTGTGCAGCACGTCGTACAGGGGATGCCCATACGCCGGATTCGCCCCGCCGTTGTTCGGCAGCCGCTCGAACACTTGCAGGGGCAGCATCGCCAGGACCGTCGCGAGAATGTCGCGCCCGCGATACCACGCGCTAATCTTTTGCGCCGCCTCGGCATCGACGCGGACCCCTGATTCGGTCAGCGTACCGACGGGCTGATACCAGTGATCATCGAACGCATTTGGAGTGTCGGCTCGGAGCGAGCCAGAGAGAACGCGGGACAACCAGCCCATTAGCGCGCACCCTTCCGCATGTCTGGCCAGATCGCGACGGCGATCAGCAGACAGCCTAGGAGGATCAGCGCGGCTTCCAGCGAGAGCAAGTATACACCCGTTTCAAGAAAACACACACCCGCCAAGCCGAGGGCGTCATACAGGTCGAGGCCGTGACGCTTGATCATGCGCCCGACGCCTCTCGTGCCGCCGTCAATCGCCGCTCGAATTCCTCGGGTGTCACGGACTCACCGTTGATCCGACACCAGCGCAAGCCGGGCACGAAACACCTATTCGTGTCGGCCGTATAACCCGGCGTGACGCTCGCACAACATTGGCAGCACTCCGTATGGCCAAACTCCTTCACCTCTCCATCCTCGTCGATTGTCTCTCCGTCCTTCACCCACATGAGTGTCGGCACGTCGTAGCTACGCTGGGGATCGTACGACTCGGCAGGCTTTCCATTAACGTGCCAGCGGTGCTCGTGCCCCCGCCGATCCACGAAACGCCAACTCGTATCGGGCCTGTGCAGGCTCGTCACTTCAAGCGGATCGCACCCGCACTCAAACTCAACGTCCTGTATTTTCATGATGCCTCTCGCCTCTCGGGCGGATAGCGGTCCATGAGTCGTTCCATGATTTGCGTTGGGGTGAGATCTTCGTGAGCGAACAGAGCGGCTCGTGTCACAGGATGCAGCCGGAACAGGTTATACCCGTGCCGTTTGTAGATGGTTGATTTCATTAGCTCGATGACTGTAAATGACCCCTTTTCACGTTCCACTACTTCGTACCGCGCCTGATTGTCAGGTAGCACCACACGCCGCCCGTCTACTGGACCGCCTACGCATAAGACGTTCATCTCTCACCCTCCTACTGCCCCAATGTTCGCACACCCGCCAAGCCGAGGGCGTCGTACACGTCGAAGCCGTAACGCTTCATCATCAACCCCTGCTCCGCCTCAAGTGCCGCTGAATCCTAGCCTGCCTGATGATTTGCTCGGCCTCTTCGGCGGTAATTTCGCCGCGCTCGGCTCTTCCACGCGCTGCCCAGGCTCCGTCGTGGATCTGGTAGTGCGCTTCGTGGAACGCCTGGACCTTCTCTGGCGTTTCAAGTCCAACCGTATGCCATGAGCCAGCCGCACGGAACACAGCACTAGCGATTCTATTGTCGCTCATCGTGGGGTTGTCCACTCGTGAGACGTGTGCGGGTCATTTTCTGAGGCTCTTCTTCATATCATCAAGCCTGATATTCGCAATTACACCAACAAGAAACCCACTCATACCAAGCAAGAAAGCCCCCGCTTCGCCGATGGCTACCGTTCCCTCCGCATAGGCAGCCGTTAGCCAGACAACCCCCATAGCGACAGACAGCAACCCCACGAAAAACACTAGCATCACGCCTCCCTCAAGTTCCTAGCGTGCGAATTCCCCGCGTCAAATACACCGACGCTTCCGGCTTGTCCATCCGAAGCGCCAGACTCATCGCGTTCACAATCGCACTGAACGGATCGATCCGGTTCCGGCTCCGCTTCTTCGACAGCATCGGATTTTGGTTCCGGTCGTATTCCACTACCACGTTCGACGCGCACCACGCCATCAGCGGCGACCCGCCTGCGTCCATGTTGCCGTCCGCAATCTGCGCGCCGAGCTCCACCGTCGCCGCACTCAGCGACAACGGCCCTTGCCGCACTTCGAGCACCTGCTCGTCGGTGAATCCATCTTCGGCCTTCAGCGCCGTAATCGTCGCGTGCGCGTGCCACGGGTCAAAGCCGATGAATTCCAAGTCGAACCGCTCGCGCTCGGCCTTTAACACATCGCGGATCACGCCGTGATCAATCGTGGTGCCGGGCGTCGTCAGAAGATACCCCTGTTCGATCCAGGTCGGATACGGCGCGCGGTCTCGGTGCGCCCGCTCGGGCACCGTCTCGGCCGGCGTCCAGATGTACGGCAGGACCATCCACTTCGCCCGCCCCGGCATCGGCGGGAACACGAACACCAGCGCGCACAAGTCAATCTTCGACGCGAGGTCCACACCGACGTAGCACGACTGCCCCGCGAGGTCATCAGGCGACCAGACGCTCTGTCCCTTCCGCCAGCCGTCCAGCGACAGCCACGGCGCGTCCGCGTTCACGAGCAGGTTGAGATGCTTCTGCTTGTAGCTGGCCGCCGCCGCCGGGATGCCCTTCGCCTTCCGCAGTTTCGCCGCGAGATCATCCGGCTTCACCGACACGCCGTAATTCGGGTTTGCCTTCCGGGCCGTCTCAAGGCTCGCCCAATCGTCGTCAGGGTCCGCGTGCGTCGAGAACGTGAAAAACGACTCATCGTCAAGCACGCCCTCAAGAATCTTGCAGGCGTAATCGTGTTGGTCGCCCCACGGCGAGACGGGATCGTTTCCGAACGTGGTGATCTCGAACATCAGCGGTTGCCGCCGCGCGCCGGTCGCGGTCTCCATCACGTCGAGCAGGCCGCGATCCTTCATCGCGTGCATTTCGTCCACGATGACGACGTTTGGGTTGAGACCGTCCGTCGAATCGTAATCTGCTCCGAGCGGTTCGACCTTTGAGGCCGTGGCGTCACGGAGCAGCGCCGACACCCGCGGCACAATCCGATCCTTCAACCCGCTCGACTGTACCAGCCGCTTCGCATCCCCAAACACGATCTTCGCCTGATCGCGCTTCGTGGCGATGGCGTACCCCTCCGCGCCAGGTTCATCGTCGAAGAACGCGAGATAGAGCAGCACAATCGCCGCGAGCAGTGAGTTGTGTGTCGGGATCATGTGCTCGCCGACTAGGTAGGTTCCCCCCTCGACCTGGAGACAATTGACCATTGTAGACCCGCAAGGAGAACAGCCGACAATGGTCCGCGCGCGAGATCGGCGTTTCCATATCGTCGGCGAGTCGGCCGACTGCTTGCGTGATAAGTGGGCGACCTGATCGTCGTGACGATAGAACAGAATCCTATAGCGCGGCCCCATATCCTCGCCGCGTAACCGGGCGCGGTCCACGTTCATTGTGGCTTTCAGCCCGAGAGTATGTAGCAACTCGATGATGTCGTTGGCAAGTTGCGCGTGGACCGAGACGATCTCGTAACACCCACAAGTACTCGCTCGCGGGTGCGACCCGCAATGTCCATCGGTATCCACGATCCCGCGCAAGAGTTCCAACCGTTGCCTGAGCGATGCTCGCTTATAGAGCATCGGGATGTGCTTGTTGTGCAAGACGCCAAGGCACCGAAGGGAATTCTCAACGCTCGCATTTCGCGCGCGCTGGCTTCTGTCCCCGGTTGTGAGACCGTACAACGTCGCGCGGCCCTTCTTGCTTCTGGCCCGACAGGGCACGCCCTCGCTCCGAATACGGGCAGCAATCTCATCATCTGCAAACGTAATCGTGCCAGATCCTGAAGACCCATCCCCAAGCCAAGCACCAAAGGTGTAGGGTGGAATAGGCAACGAGACGTCCGGTAGTTCAAGCGCGGCAGAAACGCGGACACGATGCACAAAATCACGCCTTGTCCCACCGGTCAGCGTTGCGGCAATCTCACGTGTCTCCACGAGCGGCAACGGCAGCCCTTTAGGTGGACCTTTTTTTCGCTTTGTGTACCACGTCCGCTCTGTCGCCCATTCGTGCCGAGCATGAGCGATGATCGACTGCCCCCCAGAAAACAAGACCTCGAAACACGGCCCTTCGTAATGCTCGCTGACCCACTCCACCATTTTGGGATAGCCATCGGCGCCGAACACGTAGTCTCCACGATGGAGGTCGCCATGTCTCGCCCATCCTTTCGGCGTTGCGACGAGCGTGTCCACGGCGCAGGCTTTCCCGTTCTTCCGAGGAATCTGGTTAAAGGCCGTGCGAAACCGCCGCAGGCCCGTCTTGACGTGCAGCCATCCGACCACGCTCCCGAGGACGAACTGCTCCCACGGCTCCAGGTGAATCCGCGTACCAGCCCACTCGCCCTTGTAGTGCTTCAGCTTCTCCGCAAACCGCACGAGCCGATCCGCTTTTGCCTGGTCGAAGCGATACGGAAAGCCTGGCGTCCCTTCGCGCGTACGGTCCCGTAGATGCCGCTCACACGCGAGCCGATGGTACTTGCCGGCAGGCACCTGACCAGAGACGACGGATCGGGCGTAGGCGTCGAGTGGGTTCACTATTTGCGCCGTCATAGGTTTATCGCAGGTTGGACTCAGAGCGCGACCGCAAGTAATCAGCGATCACGTCTTCGCGCCACGCGATGCAGCCCGGCGAAACGCGCGTTGCCGGCGGCAGATCGCCCCGTTTCCGGAGCCGCCACAGTGTCGGCAGGCTGATTGAGAGAATCGCGCACACTTCCCGCGGCCGCAGGTAGCGGCCGAGCGCGTCATTGGTGTTCCATATCATGGCCTATTCCCACCCTTCACCAGCGTCAACGGCTGGTCGAACTCCCCGAACTCATCAGCCTGAACCTCCACCGCCGGAATCTCCTTCCCCATCGGCGCCAGCCGGAACCGCGTCAGCCCCGCCTCCACCCGCACCAACAGCGCCGTCCACTTCGCGATCAGCGGATGCGCCTTGACCTCGCCCACCTGCTCGCCGCTCCCGTCCTGCTCCATCCGCGTCTTGACCGCCATCGTCGTCAGCCCGTCCGCCTCGAGGATGCGCGCAATGTCCTGCTTCAGCACGATCGCCTCGCAGAGCTCCACCATCGCAAACGCCGTCGCCGAGGTCAGCGTCCGCTGCTCCAGCGCCAACGGCGCCAGCATGTCCCACACCGCCGACTGCCCCGCCGGCAATCCTTCCGGCTTCGCCACGGCTACCGGAGGCGACGCAGCCGGCGGCGGCTGCCCCTTAGCCTTCCGCTGCTCACGCCGCCACCGCACCGATCCCACCTCTTTCGGCCGGCCGGCTCCAACCCGTGCGCCACCATTCCTGCCTTTTACACTTGGCATGGTTCTTGTCCTAACTCACATGAAAACGTCCACGCGCGAAGTAAAC